ATTTGTACCCGACGCTATGTCGTCAGCTACAAATATAAAAATGACCGCAACGTCGTTAAACTACGTAGGACAGTGAATGCGACTCACGTTAAAAAGCGTAGCCGAGAAAGGAGAACAAAAATGGCACTTACACGTGAATTTCTGAAAGGCCTCGGAATTGAGGGACTGACCGATGACCATCTGCAGAAGATTATGGATGAGCACGGTGAAACAATCACAACCAACAAGAGGACTTGGGAAGAAACTAAAAAGACCCTTGAAGGTAAGATTGCTGCTCTGGAAACCAGAGCCGATGTGACTCCGGCTGACCTGGAAGCACTTCAGACATCTTTAAAAGATGCCGAGAAGAAACTCAAGGCTTATGAAGGTGTAGACGTGGACGCCCTCAAGAGGCAGCTGGCCGAGGCTCAGGATAAGGTGACTACGCTTGAGGCAGAACATCAGGCAAAGGTTGCTGAACTTGAGGCTGACTCGCTTCTCCGTGAACAAATAGCAAAAATCACATTCTCGTCGGATTATGCACGAAAAGGTGTATATGAAGACCTTAAGGGAAGAGTGAAATATGAAGCTGGCGAAGACGGCAAACCCGGACGACTCACCGGCTTTGATGAGGCTATAGAAGAAATTCGTGAGAAGCAACCGGCCGCTTTCGGTACGGATACAAGCAAGAACGACCCGCCTCCGAAGGACGAAGGCAAGAAACATAACACCGGGGGTAAAGGCGAGAAACCGAAAGAAGTCCCGTTGTTGATTTAAACAATTATGAAAGGATGATTTTGTTATGGCAAGGATTCAATCACTGAATATTCTGCTTGAAGAAGAGGGTAAAGACTTTTTGGCAGAACTCTACGGAAAAGTTATTGAGAATGTCGAAAAAGGAACGATCAGCGGCATGCTCAAAAACACAGACCTGAGTGGTAACCCTGTTTCTGGTACTGTTGAGGCGAAGAGATTCGCATTCGCTCAGGAGCAGCCCTATGGAACCGCTCGAGCTGCTGGTGCAGGCGAGAAAATCGTCGCAAGACCCGTAACCGTTCCTATCGACCAAGATAAAGAGCTTGTTTCGGAAATAGAAAACAAGGACACCTCACTTTATGGGGTAGAGGGGTTACTTGAAAGACGGTCCGCTGAACATACGGCCTCCATGATTCGTGCTTTGGAAAAGGCATTCTTCGCTAAAGCTGCTGAGGATGCAACTATCATCACCGGCACGGCCATCGACCCCCAGGGGATGTTCGAGGAAGAGGTACTTGCTATTGAAACCACAAAGAATGATTTTGTCAATGGCGTTCCTCGCTCAATGATACACATCGTTAAGACACCCCAGGAATATTCAAAGCTTCGTCAGTTCATAAACACAGATGTTAACAATGCAAATGTGCTTTCGAACGTTGAAGAATTTGGTATGCTTAATGGTGCTTATGTGTATTCAAGCATCGACCTTCCGGCGGGAGTCAATACCATCGCGATGTGCGTCGGCGCCATTGCTCAGCCGGTTCTGCCCAAGGGTTACGAGGCAGAGAAAATTCCTTTGTCAAATGCTTATGCGCTTGAACTGTTCTACAGCTACGGCACAAAGAGCGTCATGCCCGAACTCATCTTCAAGAGAGTGGCCGAAACACCCACACCTGACGAAGACGTCGTTGGCGTATCTTTGGATGACAATGACCTGACTCTCACGGTTGGTGGTGACTCTGGCGAGCTGAACGCCACGATTTACCCGGCGAATGCGACCAACAAAGATGTAGAGTTTACAACAAGTAACGAAGCAGTGGCTACCGTTGCTGCCGATGAAGAAGACCCGCTGAAAGCCATTGTAACACCGGTCGGTGCTGGTAGTTGCACGATTACCGTTACTACCGATGATGGTGGTTTCACTGATACCTGCGAAGTGACTGTGGAGGCTGGGGCATAACATCGGCCGCCCAGCACTACCAATTTATATTTAAGGAGGGAACCAATATGAAGGTAAAGGACAGGGAGACCGGCCTTATTTTGGAGAGCGAAAACGAGTTCGTGATTGCTCAGTGGTTGAAGCATCCCGAGAAGTATGCTCAGCCGAAAGCAAAGGCAGCCAGAACCACTTCGGCAAAACCCAAAGGTCGTGGGAGAAGTAAGAGTAAAAGATAGGAGGTGGACGTAATGGTTTATGCTACCAAGGAGTTCTATCAACAGAGCTACCTGTTGGGGCGAAAGCCAAAACTACCCCTTCCTGAGTTTGAGTATTGGGAACAAACAGCCAGGCGATATGTCGACGAATTTACATTCAATCGGATAACAGAGGAAACTTTGGAAGGTCCGTTTGGAGAGAAGATTGGTCAATGTGTTTGCGAACTGGCTGAGTTCCTATACATCAATGAAGGTTACGAGAACAAACAGTCAGAAGGCATTTCAGGCAGGTCGGCTACATATCGTGTCGGCACAGAGTATACGATATTACGTCGGCATCTTGGCATGACCGGATTGATGTACAGGGGGTCTGAGTATGTTACCGAGGGAAGCAGCTAAAACGACGGTGACAATGTACAACTTCCTGATGATTCAGAGGCAAGAGGGAAAGGAACCACGACCTACGTACAAACGAACGGTGATTCCCGATTGTGTTTGGAGGCAAGATTCGGAGGCCACATATAAGTCGACAGGGACACTTAATGCAGATGCTGTTAAGCTACAGATTCCATATGACCCCGAATATTTTTCAGTTCAGAACGGAGAGGTATTTGAGGGAGAGGGGTGGACAGTCCAAGCAGGACCTGAGCTAATTGGCTCCTACATAGTGAAAGGTGTCTGTCCATTCGAGTTCCCGTCGATTGATGTCGAACAGGAGGAACCAGCCGAACCTATTGTTTCAGAGATTGAAGAAGAGTTTTTCAGGGAGTACATTCAACCGTTTGAAGCGCAATACAAATACAAGCGACCAAAGGAAATAATCGAGCATTTCGAGGGAACCCGATTCCTATGGTACATTGAGGTGAGGTGCTGAGCTATGGTTGTTGTGAAAGCAGATGCTACATTAAACCTTGGTCCTATAAAGGCCAAGTATGATAAAGCTTTTGCATTGGGTGGTCCAATCCAGCAATTCATAGACAGTACTATTCGTGATTACCAAT